TCCTGCAACACTTTCGCCAGTTCGTACCCTCCGCCACCTACAAACGGGGTTTCCTTCAGGAGGTCCTGCTCCGCTGGCAGGTCCCCTACGATCATAATCTTGGCACCAATTGGGCCTATTGTGTGGACTTGCATCAGTTACACCTGTGTCCGAATGCCTGCCACTACTTCCAGTAGCACAGCTTTAACTTCATTTTTACCCCAACTATTCTTAGTCTCTAGGATAGCGTAGAAGAGTTGCAGTTGTTCTTTTGTCATGATCAGTTCCCCCGTGACAGCATTGACATCAGTTCATCGCCCAACTGCTTCTCCTGATCGGTGGATGGCAGTTTGTCCAGCCCTTCAGCACGTGTGAGACACATTCCGTAATACTCAGGGTTCATTTCCAATGCCGTTGCAGTGACCTTCATCCGATGCGCCGCTTCCAGGATCGTACCGGAACCTGCGAAACAGTCGAGGACAGTATCACCAGGGCGGACAGAGCGTTTCAACAGATCCATGAAAAGTGCCACTGGCTTCTGTGCTCCATGCTGGAAACCACCTTCAGCCATCGTGCTGATGACGTCAGGGTAAATGGATGTGACATTCTTATGCCCTTTGATGGCGTACAGCAGTATCTCGTACTGTCGGCGTGGCCCTTCCGTTGGCAGTGGTACCCGACCACTATTGGGCTTATGTGCAATGAAGGGCGTGCGGAAGACATACCAACCTGCATCCTTCATCATTTGCTTCAGTTCGTGGAAGTGGTCGATGTCACAAAAGACGTAGGCATGTGCCTGAGGCTTCGCAACCTTGAACGCCAATGGGCACCACTCTGCCATGAGTTGCTTCCAGTGGTCGTAGTCATCCTTGTACTCGTGTGTGTTACCTGCCAGTCGACCCCCACCACCGTCACCGAAGCTGTCGGCCCCCATCCCATAAGGGGGGTCCGTCAATATGACATCGAATTGATCGTCAGTAGCCCGCATCCAGCTAAGGCAGTTAACGTTATGGAGTTGATGAGCTGATTTACTGAAAGTAAGACCAACCGATTTCGCCAGTTCAACGTTTTTCGCCGCTGTCTCCTCGCGCCGCAGGATTTTGAACGCTTCTGCTGTAGTCTTTGCTTTGGCGACAGCCGGGTTGTCAAGGTGCCGTGCCACGATGATTTCCTGTCGGACACTCTCCTGATAACTCCCGTCCGTCCGACCCTTGACTTCCATTGCAGTGTCGGCAACAGTGTGCGTACGCCCCTGGGCCTGCGCTTGAGCTGACCGTAGTAAGTGAAGCTTCCGCATCGCTGCTGCCTGCTCCTGCCAAGTAAGGGCTTCTCTCCTGAGGTTCTCATCAAGTTCAGCCTCTTCTGCGTCAAGAGCCGATAACTGACCGAGTGTGACATATGGTACCTGCCCTTCTGGGATAACCTCCCCGTTGTAGACTACTGGTGTGCCGACCAGCCAAAGCTCCTGCATGGCACGGATACGACGCTCGCCTGCGACGAGAATCCATTGACCTTCTGGCGTCTGTCGCAGTACTGGTGCATGCATCACACCCTTCGTTGTGAGTGATTCGGCTAGCTCACCGAGTGCCTCTGGTTTGAATTCCCGACGTTGCCGGTCTGGTGTGATGCGGATGGCTGACAGTGCAATATGTGGCATGATACTGGTGTGTTTGGCAGGTTAGTGGTGAAAAATCGGAATCGTTGAAATCACATGAGACAATCACATGCGGGAATCGATTCCTATGGGGGAAATCCGGCGCGTGTCGCGTTGAAATGTCGCGGTGATACCCACATAGCCACGCGGTGGAAAAATGCGTCAAAACGGCTCAATTATTACTCCCACGAATTACTCTTGTCAGGCGAGTATTAAAGTACCTGCGCAAGAGGTAGCTGCGCAGCACAGACACGAGGGTGAACCAGCAGGTTATGCTGATGTCCGTCGATAGACTGTTGTGTATGCCGTAAAGGGGGAAGATTACCAGTTGCGAAGAGAGTGCAACCAGAAAGCCAATGAGGGTATTGACTACGGATTCCAGGAAGGAATCGATGCGGGATTGAGCCATGATGACGCTGTACTCCGGGCAAATGCCATTCGAAGAGGGAAGGGAAGAGTTTCAGCGGAAAAGGGGCCGAAGCCCCTGTGTGGTGTGTGCCTGTGAGGGCTAGTCGGTGCTGGCACCCAGCGAGGTGTCGTCCTCGGGTTCTTCTTCAGCCGGCTCATCCTCCGTCAGCCAGTCATTGTGGTCTTCCTCTTCAACTTCCAGGAAGTCCTCTTCGTCTTCCATCACGATACCAGTGGTGACATCGATCACCCAGACTTGATCTGAATGTTCCGTGATGTGTTTGGCTAGTTCCAGATCATCGGTGCCTGTTGGTGGTGTGCCATCAAGCTGGATGATGAGGTATTTGAATACTGCCATGCTGTGCTCCTATGGTTCTATAGCTAAGGTGGGGAGGAATGCTACTGAGTAGAAGGCAGACTGGAAGGGGCTGCCCTGACATTCCTCCGGAATGCAGTTTACAGGCTGCCGACCTTCTTGATTTCGCTGTAAACGTCTTCGCCATCGATACGGTGGCTGACGCTGACCAGACCTGCTTGGCCGGGCTTGTTCATGTTGAGGGCTTCACGCAGGCGGCCGAGGCCAACGTTTTTGCCTTTGCCCATGTCCAGGCCAGTACCTTCGGCGTTGATGTCGAGCATGATGCCCTGACGGACGGTCACGGTGTCGCGGCCCAGTTCCTTTTTGACACCTTCATCTTCAATGAGCCAGGTGACATCGAGGGTGACCCCGGAAGAGGTGCCGTCACGTGCAGTCCACTGACGGGCATTCACCTTGTCAATGATGCCCGTGTAGTCACCAATGGGGCAGGGGGTGATCTTGGTGTCGTTCTGGCCAGTTACGGATGCGTCGAGAAAGCTGCTTGCGTCGAAGGACATGATAGTTCCAGTCAAATTTCAAAAGGTCAAAGGTCAAAAGTTCACGGAATGTGGCTTCTGGGATTGCCGGAGCAGTCCAATCTACACGCAGGCTCATCCCGGAGGGATGTCGGGACCATTCGCGCGGTCCCTTACTTGTATGTACATTGCACTGTTCAGTGTGCGGGTGAGTTATTGAGGTGGATTACTCGCTAGTAATGTGCCCCGATTACCCATTTTGTCTATCATACACCACAACTACTATACTGTGTGCGTACGTGTGACAGTACTTACGGTGGGTGGAACTTGGTGTGCAGGGGCATGGCGTACGTGTGGGTGGGCTAAGTGCGGACGAGACATTGTTCTGACGCCTCACGGCGCGGATGCTGGACTGGCTGTCCGGTGTGCTGACCCCGGCTGCTGACTGCGGGGCCCCTGACTTAAGAGCGCTCCGCGCGATACAAGATACAATTTATTCTTAATACCTGTATCTTGTTCGCTGAAGCTCAATTATATCTTCTGTGTGCGCGGTTGTCAATAGGCTTCGCGGGCCGCGCCAGTGCCGCACGGCAGAAAGTTGGAGTTACTTGGCGGGCGCGATGGGCGGCACTGGGAGTGGTGTGGCGCGAAGGGTCGTGCGGGTGGCCTGAAGTGTGACCAAATCGGCCTCCAGCAGGCGTCGGCGGTCTGGCATGGTGGGACGTTCGAGCGCCTTGCGTGTGTCTTCGATGTCGTTTTCAGTGTCGTTCAACTGAAGAAGGAGGTCGGCGAGTTGGCCTAGTGTCATGGTGGTTCCAGTAATAGTGTGGTGGAGGTTGAAGTAAGTGCACGTGGAGCGTGGCAGGACAATAGTCTCTCCGCGCCTGTAGTACAGTAAGTAGAGGATGCGCGGAGGGCCTACCCGTATGTCGGACCAGTGCGCGGCCATCCTTCCATCGTGCCTTTGGGCTCTTCACCGTACTTCTTCACGTACTCTTCGCGCGTGAGGTCAGGCCGGCGGTCGCGTTCGAAGGCGTCCAACTTGGCCATGTGTGCCCGCTTCAGTTCCTGTACTTCAGTAGAAGTGGAGGCGAGGGATGGTTCTGCCACGGTGCCCGTGCGCTGATCTGGGCGGGGCAGTACGTTGATCTGGTGCGCGTGTGGGTGGACTGAGTGTTCGATGCCAAGCACCTTCATGACTTCACTCACAAGGTAAGTCAGATCACGGTGGCTGTCTTCAGTATCGTGATGATCCCAGATATCCACGGGCGTTCCAGCCTTATCTAGGCATGTGCGCACATACTGCAGGGCCAAATTGGTGGTGCGACCTGTGCCACGTTGCGGGGTTATCATAGTTTTCTCCAGTTATGTTGAGTAATCGAGGCAGGTTACTCGCTTGTAATATGCCTCGATAATGGGTTAGATGTTTGAAGTAGGCAAATCGTGAAGGTATTCAATGTAGTATGTCAGCATACGAGTCTTTGCCCAGACACCATCGATGGGAGAAGTTCCTGCGTAGGTGTCATTGAAGCTCATGCCACGCATACGCTTGTGCCACTCGTCGAAGTTGTCTTTCCGCTTCACGTCAGTCGCCTGCTTCGCTGGGCAGGCCATTTCCACCTTGCTGTACACCTCGTTTTCAGTACGCAGTTTCATCCCTTCACGAGGATTTGACCAAGCGAATTGCTGGGCTTGCGCCACTTCCTCTGGTGTGTTGTCACGCGATCTCTGCGCTTCCTGCTCCGTGAGGAGTCGGGACAAGTCGCGCAGCATCTTGGCACCTGCTGTGCGCTCTCGCTGAAGTTGCTGTATGGTCAGCTCGTTTGGACAGTTCAGCACATGATGGGAGAAGACTTCAGCTTCTTTCAGATGGGCTAGTAGTTCTCCGTTCATTTCACTTCTCCCACTGCATCCACTTCCAGCACACCACCGCGCGACTTCCACTTGCTGATGATCTGGCCAAAATCCGGTGGCAGGCCTGTCTTGATGGGCAAGTTCCGCGTCTTCACATCTGCCAGACCACTGCCAGTATCCCAACTGAATTTATCGCCTTCGCGCACAGTAAGGATCACGTCCGAAAACATCGGAATCAGGTCCGGTCCAAGCGCCTTCCCGATGCTCTTCAGCGTAATTTTCACACCACCAAGCACCTGGTCGACTTCCCTTTCCACATGTGCCAGCATCACGAAGTGGCAGCGCAACTGATTGGTAATCATGTGGATGATCGTTGAGACTTGCTTCTGTGCAATGCCGAAATCAGACTGATTCGTCACCGGCTTCCCCCCAATAACGAGGGTCATCGCTGCACGGGCCAGGCCTGCCATACCGTCAACTGCCAACAATCTGCCGGTGCCCCATTCGTCAGCGCAGCCGTAGGACTTCCCCGTTCGTTGGTCTTGGAAGTTATTGAGACATTCCAGGAACAATTCAAAGGTGTTATACTTCGACCGATTGGTGTCAATTCCTTTCGCCAGCGTATCCAGTGACATGGTGTTGACCTTCTTGGCGCTGGTGATGAGTTCCGCGAACCCCATCTTTGGTGCCTCGATGATGTGCCAATGAAGGTTCTCCGGTACTGGTTTACCACGATCGGTT